CAACAAAAACTTTTACAACAAGTATAAGCAATTCATTCATAGGTAATCAAACATTAACAACTACCAGCAATGTTGGAGATGAAGTTATCATTAACAGAACATCAGGCACAACAGGAATTTACAAAACAACTGTTGGAGCAATCACTAACGCAATACCAACACCACCAGTAGCATCAATGATGCCTTATGCTGGAGCAACTGCTCCTACAGATTGGTTGTTTTGTGATGGTGCTGAATTACAAAGATCAGTTTATAATCAATTGTTTCAAACAATAGGAACTCAATATGGAACTCCAAGCAGTTCAGCAACATTTAAATTGCCAGACATGCGTGGTAGATTCCCACTAGGTAAAGACAACATGAGCAATCCTGGATTGGGACAAGGATCAGCAGACAGAGTGACATCGCCGGTAGCAGACGGATTAGGTTTAGGTGCTGGTAATGAAACAAAAACTATTGCAAAAGAAAATCTTCCAAATCACGAACACGATTTAAAAGCAGACAATGGAGATCAATTCTTTGCAGGTAGAAACATTGCAGGTGCTTCTACAGATTCAGAAGTAACCACAACAAGCGGACCAGATTTATCAAATGCCAACGGTGCTCAACAATTACCAAACTCAGGTGGCATAGACGGAACAATAGGACAAGCAATGGATGTGATGAATCCATACTTAACATTAAACTACATCATTTATACTGGAGGAGCATAATGAGTTATAGGTTGAATAAAACTGACGGCAGTTTACTTGTAGATTTAGTTGACGGTCAATTAGATACCACTTCCAGTGATCTTACACTGATAGGAAGAAACTATTCAGGTTTTGGTGAAGTATTAAATGAAAACTTTATACAATTATTAGAAAACTTTTCTAATACATCTGCTCCTATCAATCCTATCAGAGGACAACTTTGGTTTGACACAGCAGAGAATAGATTAAAAGTTTATAACGGATCATCATTTACATCATCGGGCGGAACAACAGTTGCAGAGACACAACCTAACATGGTTGCAGGTGATCTTTGGATTAACAGTGTAACAAGTCAACTGTATTTTTATGATGGCACAAGATTACAACTAGTAGGTCCTGATTATTCAACAGCACAAGGAACATCAGGTCATCAAGTAGCAAGTGTGCTTGACACACAAAATATTACACAAACAGTGATTAAAATGTTTGTAGGTGGTAACATTGTTGGCGTTCATTCAAATTCAAACTTTACACCAACGGTAGCATCTAGAATCGCTGAATTAGTCACTGTTGCTAATCCAACAGGAACAATAGTAAAAGGTTTTAACACAGTAGGTACAGATTACAAATACAAAGGCACAGCCACAATTGCTGAGTCATTAGTGGACGGCAATGGTGTTGTTCGTACAGCAGATCAATATTTGGTTTCAGACAGTGATGACACAACCACAGGTGCTCTTACAATTCAAAACAATGCAGGTTTAACTGTTGGTCTAAATCAGAACACAAAACTACAATTCACTAACAATGCATTCACAATAGCAAACCAACTATCAAATCAAGATGTAGAAATCAAAGTACGAACACCGGCTGAAGTTTCAGCATTCAAAATAGATACTTCTGCTTCAGCAGTAGGGATTTATAAAGCATCTCCAACAGCAACTTTGCATGTAGGTGGAAATGCAATCATAGATGGAAACTTAACCATAGGCGGAACACAAACAGCAGTTGACACAGTAACTTTAAGAGTTGAAGACAAAAACATAGAATTAAATCTTTCCAGTACAGGTGCAACAACTAACGATGCTGGAGCAAATGGTGGTGGAATAACTTTAAAATCTACAGACGGTGATAAAACATTTGCCTGGGCAGACGGCATAGATGCTTGGACAAGTTCGGAATGGCTTGATTTTGCTGTTGGCAGAGGATTAAAAATAAACACAAACACTGTGTTAACAGAAACTGCCTTAGGTGGTTCGGTTTTAGGATCATCATTAACATCTTTGGGAACTTTAGTAGAATTAAATGTAGATGATGTTAATATTAATGGATCAACAATTACCAGTCAAAATACAGAGTCATTAAAATTAAGTTCAGACACAGCGGCTATAGAAGTTTTAAGTAACAAAAGAATTACAGGTGTTGGGACTCCAGTTAATGCTTCGGATGTAGCAACAAAAGAATACACAGATGGATCTGCAATTATTAGTTTACAACTAGATGTTTCAGGATTTACACAAAACGCAGTGGGAAACAACTATCTTAACACAAGAGAAGTATTAGAAACATTATATCCTGTTGCAGGATACGGAAGCGGTTCTGCAGAACCACCATTAGGTATATTTGTTAACAGTGTGATACCTGCAAGAAGCGACGGTGCTTTGGCAAGAGTGTTAACAGTTGATTATGGTGTAGGTGGAGGATTCACAATACCAACAATTGATTTTTCAACTTTGAAAAATTATGCTCAAGTGGATCAAACTGTTACTGTACAACAAAGAACTATTTCAAGTGTTCAATTTGGTGCACAAAACCCAAGTTTAGGAACAACAACCAAAATTACCACAACTGCTTCGCACTATTATGAAGGTGCTCAAACAGTTGTGATCACAGGCACAACTGTGGTGAACGGTGTGTCAGCAAACATCGACGGCAATTACACAATACAGGCGGCAGAATTTCCAGCAGAATCTCCAAACTTTGTGAGTTTCACAATCAATTTGGATACTTCAGCGGCAGGGTGGGGCAGTGCTACTTGTACAGTTGGTACAGTAGAAAGAACTCCAGTTGTAGGTGCCGCAAACAAACAGGTGTTAGAAGAGCTATCTAATGCATCAAACGTAACAGGATCGATCACTTTTGCTCCCACAAGAAAATTATTACAATTTGGTGTTAATGGCGGTGCGTGGACATTTGATAGAGAAATAACACTAACATTAACTTCGTAGGAACGATAAATATAAGAAACAAAGGGTATTATGGCATATATTGTTAACAAATTTGATGGAACACTGATAGCAACTGTAGAAGACGGTACTATTGACAACACAACTAATCTACGTTTTATAGGTAAAAATTATGCTGGATACGGCGAAATCCAAAATGAAAACTTTTTACACCTATTAGAAAACTTTGCTAGTGGTAGTCAACCAAGTCGTCCTATGGGTGGACAAATATGGTTTGATACATCTTTAAGTAAATTAAAGTTTTATGATGGAACAAAATTCAGAACAACAGGCGGTGCTGAAGTCAGTGCCACTGCACCAGTAGGATTAACCACTGGTGATTTTTGGTGGGACACAGCAAACAGTCAATTGTATGCGTGGGACGGAACAAGTTTTGTTCTTGTAGGTCCACAAGGTACAGGTAGCACAGTTACTCAATTTGTTTCAAGACAGATTAGAGATAATTTAAATGCCAACCAACTCATTATTGAAGGTAAAATTAATAATGATACTGTGATGTTATTCAGTTCAGCAGAATTCACAATAGATCCAACAGATCCAACTAACACAATTACTGGATTCGATGTTGTTAAAAAAGGTATTACGTTAGTAAACACACAGTCAACGACAAATGGTGTTACATCTACAGATCATAGATATTGGGGTACTTCATCCAACTCAGATAGATTGGGTGGATTTTTAGCCTCAGATTTTATTAGATCAGGTGCAAGTGCTTTTTCTAGTATTGTAAGATTTGGTGATGTAGGATTTACTGTTGGAGATTCAAATGATTTAAAAGTTTCAATAGAGAATGGTACAGAAGGATCTATTGCCAATGAAATAGGCAGTAAAATTTCTTTAAAAGTTAATGATAGTGGTACTGTTAATGAAATCGCTTTTGTAAATGCAGACGGTATTCTTCCAGGTACTGGTAATAAAAATTTAGGAATAGTAACAGACAAGTGGTACGAAGTACATGCAAACTATTTTAAAGGGTTGGCAGACAGTGCTTCAGGTATAGACTTTGGTGCAACAACATATTTAGGTTCTACAAATGCTGTAAACAACACCACAGCATTGAGAGATGCATCAGGAGAAATTACAGCCAGTGTGTTCAATGGTAGAGCAACACAGGCTTCTTATGCTGACTTGGCTGAGATTTACTCAACAGATAAAGAATACGAAGTTGGAACAGTAATGGCAATTGGCGGTGACGCAGAAACAACAGCATTCTTTGATGGTGGTCCATTTGGTGGCAATGTGTTTGGAGTTATATCAGGCAATCCTGGTTTCTTAATGAACAAAGACGCTGAAGGACAAGCAATTGCTTTTGTTGGACGTGTGCCAGTTAAAGTTACAGGTGCAGTTGAAAAAGGTGAAAAAATTTATGCGGCAGATTTAGGTTTAGGTACTACAACCAAAAAAGGACAATTGGTTGGTTTTGCATTAGAATCAAATTCAGATACATCCACAAAACTGGTTGAGGTAGCACTACGCCTAATAAATAGTTAGTAGGAATAAAAATAAATGGCTTTAGTAACAGCAAATAGATTCAACACTTTAAGACAACAGATAGATAATGTGTTAGGAAATGGTTCAGGTGACACTGGTTATGGACAAACACTTACAACTCAGTCTGTGCAAGTTGGCGATTTGATCAACGCAACAAACATCAATAACTCATACGAAGATTTAAGAAAAGCATACAAACACCAAACTGGTGGCAATCCATCAACAAATGTAATTCAAGCAGTCAATCAAGGTGACTTGATCAAAGAAAATGATGGTGTTAGTTACACAGGTTGGGATCAATACGAAGCATTAGCGACAACAATCAGCACAAATAGATTAACAGTTGATTCAACGCAACAAGTTGTTGCAACTGCTTTATCTAACACAAGAGGTTCATGGAATGGAACAATTACTCTTATTGTGAACGTAAATTTTACATCTGCAGACGCTAGAAGATATTATTTTAACTCAGGTGGATATATTCAAATTTCATCCAGCACATCAGATTCTAGTTCAAAAGGTAGTTCTTGGAATTCAGTAATGGGCGGAAATCTTAAATTTAGTGCTCATGGAACAACGCATACAGGAAACGGTACAGTGGATGGATCATCAGTAGGAAATTTTGAATTAACAGGATCCTCACAAAGACTATTATCAAACTTTGATGCAGGTGGTGGAGCATATGCTCAAAACGATTATTATGTAGATGTAATTCAATCAAGTGCTACTCAAATACGATTCACAGTAACTTGGAGAGACGAATCAGGTGGTAATCCAGATGAAAATATTTCTAATTTAACATCTAACTTCTACACAGCAACAGCAATCACAGATGTAATTGGTACTGCACCAGGAGTTGTGCGTGGTTCTGGCGATAATTTCTAATCTATAGTTGACTTATATCCAAAAATCAAGTATAATATTTTTAATATTATGGATGAATCCTTATCAAAATCTTTGGAATACGCAGAGCGTCTAAGCACGTTCAACAATCAAATAAAACTGTTAAAAGAACAGTGTCTTGAGAATAATATCTTGTACACTCAAGGACATCAATTTACTGTTGATCTCAATCTAATCAACTATTGTTTAACATTGATGAACATCAAAAAAACTAATGAAGCAATTTTTCTTGATGATTACAAACTTCCGGTAAAAATCACAGACATCAACTCCTTTCACAACAATATTACTGACTTGTATCAACGTAATCTGAATCAGTACTTTGTGGAATACAATCAATTGGTGAAAGATAAAGGTGAGATCTAATCATGACCAAAGGAGTTTTGCTTTTTGCACACAACAACAGCACTGTGGATTATGTCAAACAGGCTAATTTTTGTGCAGGACAAATAAAGAAACATCTAAATTTGCCAGTGTGTTTGATTACGTCAGACAAATTCAATGAAGATCACAATAATTTTAATCATGTGATTGTGGTAAAAAAGCCAACCACTACTCAAACTAAAACATTCAATAATGCTACACAACGTTATGAAGATTTCTGGAACAACACTTCAAGACCCGATGCGTACTCTTTAACACCATATGATGAAACCATTGTGATGGACACAGACTATGTGGTAGCAAACAACAATCTTAACAAAGTGTTTGACAGCAAGGAAGACTTTTTAATTAATTACAAAGCACAACACATAGACTTTGAATCCAGATACACTGAGGAAATGAAATACATAAGCGATACTGGTATTGAAATGTGTTGGGCCACAGTGTTTTATTTTAAGAAAACTGAAAGAACTAAAATTTTATTTGAATTAATTAATCATGTAAAAAATGAATGGGAATTTTATAGGTTCAAATATCAAATTATAAACACAATTTACAGAAACGACTTTGCATTTGCTGTGGCAATTCATATGATTAATAATTTTGATAAAACCGATTGGCCCAAACAACTGCCAGGCAAACTGTTTTATACCACAGACAAAGATAAGGTAAACTCGTACGTGGATAATAAATGGAGTTTTACATTTGAACGAGGAACGAAATGTCAAATAAAAGATATGAACATACACATAATGAACAAAATAGGATTGAATAAAATTATAGATCAACATGAATAGAGGTTTTATATTATTTGTACAGAAGAACGATGTTTGTGATTATCTTAAACAAGCAGTCGCTTGTAGTTTAAGCATTAAAAAATTTATGCCCAACGAGCAAGTGTGTTTGATCACTGATATTGTTGTCCCTGAAAACTATCAAAAGCACTTTGATATAATCAAAGACATACCCGGAGATGATCTAGCAGTCGACAGTGACTGGAAAGTTAATAATAGATGTAAAATTTATAATACCAGTCCATTTGACCAATCTATTGTGATAGATGTAGATATGCTGTTGTTGGAAAACATAGAACATTGGTGGAAACAGTTAAGCAACTATGAATTATATTATACCAATAAAGTAAAAACTTACAGAAATGATTGGGTAACAAGTGATTATTATAGAAAAGTCTTTGTGGAAAATTCATTACCTAATGTGTATTGTGGATTTCATTATTTTAAAAAATGCAAAAACAACGAAGTATTTTTTAAATTATTAACAGATATAGTGATAAACTATGAACAATACAGCAAACGTTTCACAAAAAATAAAACACAGTCTTGGTGTAGTATGGATGTTGCTACTGCAATAGCAATTAAGTTGTTGGGTATACAACACAAAGTTTTCAGTAAACATAACAATTTAACATTTACTCATATGAAACCCAAAATACAACACTATCAAAGTCAATTAAAGTTGTGGACTGAACAAATTGATTACAATCTTAATTCACAAAATGAATTATTTGTAGGCAATATTAAACAACACGGTTTGTTTCACTATGTGGAAGATAATTTTTTAACAGACAAGATGCTGGAGCAACTACAATGAACATAAGACCGCCGCTAGAATTTGATGTAATACGTCCTGCAGTGAAATATTATTTTCATTTCAATCCAGAATCTAATGAAGTGCTTGGGTGTAGTGTGCAACAACAAGGACACAGTGTAGAAATTACAGAAGAACTAGCAACACAGGTTCAAAGCGGATCAAAGCAACTATCAGATTACAGAGTAGTATTCAAAGACACCGAATATGTTGTCGAATCGCGGTATGTAGTAAACAACAAACTGCAAACTGATATAAAAACAGACAACCATACTAACAAAGTGGTTTACGAAATAATAAAAAATGATAAAGATTCATGTGTTAGATTCAAACTGGATATGAAAAATAAAAAATGGAACGTTAGTATAGATGATGATTTAAAAAATATAATACAAAACACAGTAAAACAAGACAATAATGTGTTTAAATTTTTTACTACACCACAACACAATACAAGTGTTCCTGATTATTCCTTTGATGTAGACTTAAAGCAGTTGTGTACTACTGGTGATATTCAATTTGAGCATAAATCTAATCAAACACCAAGATTGTTTTGTAGAAAAATTTACAATTATTCATATGAGGTAGCACAATGATTTTAAAGGTATCTGATATGGATTTTGTGTTTTTAAGTGTTGATGAACCCAATGCTGAAAAGAATTTTGCTAACTTAAAAAGAAAAATACCCTGGGCAAAACGTGTACACGGTGTTAAAGGCTTTGACACAGCACATAAAAAAGCGGCAGAAATATCTGAAACAGATAGATTTATCACAGTTGATGCTGACACACAAATACATGACAGTTTTTTGAATGTGATAGTTGATTTAAATTCGTTAGGACTAGACAATACCTATCAATTTAGTTGGTGTGGAAATATTGATCTTAATGGATTAAGATACGGCAACGGCAGTTTAAAATGTTGGACAAAAGATTTTGTAAAAAATATGAAGACACACGAGAATCATGATGGTGAAGCAGATAGCACAAACAAAAATGTAATAGAATTTTGTCATTTTCCAAATTACTATCAGTTTAATGAAAATTATTCAACCAGTTACATAGATGGATCTGCATATCAATCCTGGAGAGCCGGATTCAGAGAAGGTGTTAAAATGAGTTTGGATAAAAATGTGCGACAAGCACCAAAAGACTTGTGGTGGCAAAACTATCAAAGATTACTGGTATGGATGACAGTGGGTATGGATAATCCTTATGGTATTCATGCTATTCATGGAGCAAGAACAGGTTGCTATCTCACAATGTGTACAGATTGGGATTTCAGTCAAGCAAACGAATATAGATATTTTGAAAAGTATTGGAAGTTTGAACTTCATGATGATGTTAAAGTTAATTTTTATCAAGACAGTATCGAACTAGGCAAAAAGATTACTGCTGAGCACGATATCGAATTACCTATTGAACCATTAACTGTGGAACAAAGTAAATTTTTTAAGAAAGTATACCTTAACACTCCAAGAATAATGAGGAAAACAATTTAATGTACGATATTGTGTTTATAAGTTACAATGAAGCATTGGCGGATCACAATTATAAAACATTGTGTGAACGGTTTCCTATTGCTCAACGAGTACAAGGAGTTAAAGGCATCCATCAAGCACATATTGAAGCGGCAAAAGTATCTGTCACAAAGATGTTTTGGGTAGTTGATGCTGATGCTCAGATAGTAGAAGATTTTAATTTTGATTATCAAGTAAATGAGTACAATTTAGAAACAGTTCATGTTTGGCAAAGTCGTAATCCTATTAATGATTTACAATACGGATACGGTGGAGTAAAATTATTGCCAAAGCAATTAACATTAGAAATGAACACAAACACAACAGACATGACAACCAGTATATCAAATAATTTTAAAGCAATAAAGCAAGTATCAAACATAACAGGTTTTAATTCAGACCCATTTAGTGCTTGGAAATCTGCTTTTAGAGAATGTGTTAAGTTAAGTTCTAAAGTAATAGATAGACAAGAGAACGATGAAACAGAGCACAGGCTAAACATTTGGTGTAGCAAAGGTGCGAATAGACCTTATGGAGACTTTGCTATTGAAGGTGCAAAACAAGGTAGAAAGTTTGGAATAGAACACAAAGACAAACTGAATCTTATAAATGATTTTGATTGGTTAAAACAACAATTTAAGGAGACTTGCAGTGTCAGTGAATACTACTAGAATACCTTTTGAAAATATAACACACGTTGGACAAAGTACCATGATGACTAAGGACTTATTCAATGTGAGTTGGATCTTAGGTAGATTTTGTAATTATAATTGTTCATATTGTTGGCCTTATGCTCATAGTAAACAACTGGATCACCGACCACTTGAAGTTTACAAAAATACAATAACTGAGATTAAAAGACAAGCCAAGGCAAACGGGTTTAACAGTTTTCATTTTAGTTTTTCAGGAGGAGAACCAACAGCATACAAAAGATTTTTACCTTTGATTGGACATTATGCTAATAATGACAGAGCAAAATACCAAAGTATACACATGACAACAAATTGTTCTCCTGGAATGAAATGGTGGAAAGTTTGGTTAACAGCAACAGAATCTCTTGTGCGTAGAAGTATTACAGCAAGTTATCATCATGAATTTGCTGATGAGAAGACATTTGGTGATAAGTTATTAATGCTACAAGAGAATGGAGTACATACTACAATTAATCAAGTAATGGTTCCTGAATTGTTTAACGAATTGTATGAAAGATGTGAAAGATTTAATCAACGTGGAATAAATGTAACATTGAAACCTCAAAGTAATGAATCTGCTAGTGAAATTGTTAGTGGTTATTCAGAAGAACAAATCAAATTAATGCAACAAGGGTTTCCTTTAAAAAAACATGATGGGTCATCGATACAACAAATAACTATGATGGATTTTAAGAATAATGTTTATCACCTGGATCAAGCAGAAAGATTTAATGCATTTGACTTTAATAAATTTAAAGATTGGACTTGCAATGCTGGATATCAAAGTTGTATCATAAGAGAGCCAGGTGGAGAAGTAAAAAGAGCATACAGTTGTCATGATGAGCCGTTGGGCACTATTGATGAAGGATTTAATCTGTTTAAACAAGCAAAAAAATGTATTACACCAACCTGTGTAAGTTCTGCTGATAGCAAAATACCTAAGCACAGAAAAAAAGACTTTTTAGAACAGATTCAAGTGGATGAAGAAATAATAGAAATTAGTAGAAAACAATCTAAGCAATTTAAAAAAGAAAGAACAAATGTATAAACTAACAGACATAAAAGATGTTCATTTAGAAATTACTAGTAAGTGTCAAGCCAAATGTCCAATGTGTCCTAGAAGAATACAAGGAGGACCGCTGAATCCTTTTATACATCTTGATGAAATAACACTGGATACATTTAAAAAATGGTTTTCTGAGGACTTTATTAAACAAATAGACAGTATGTTTATGTGTGGTAATTTAGGAGATCCTATTGTAAGTAAAGACACATTAGAAATATACAAACATCTACGTAAAACAAATCCTTCTATAAGACTTGCCATGCACACAAATGGCAGTGCTAGAGACACTGAATGGTGGAAGAAATTAGCACATGAAAAAGTAAAAGTAACTTTTGGATTAGATGGGTTGGAAGACACCAATCACTTGTATCGTATATCTACAGATTTTAATAAAATCATTGAAAATGCCAAAGCATTTATTGGTGCAGGTGGATTTGCCAAATGGCATATGTTGGTGTTTAAGCACAACGAACATCAAGTTGAACAAGCAGAACAAATGAGTAAAGATTTAGGATTTAAAATGTTTTCATCAAAACATACTTCTAGATTTAAAAATGATTATCTACAAGTTATAGACGAGGAAGGTAAACCTTTACACAAATTAGAACCCACACAAAAAAGTACCAGTATGATTCCGCTAATTGAAAAATCACAAAAAGAAACCACTCCTACCATTGTGTGTAAAGCAGTGAAAAATAGTCAGTTGTATGTGAGTGCTTGTGGTAATGTTTCGCCATGTTGTTGGTTAGACATGGAATGGATTCCGCCTATGCAAGAAAGCAGAATAGATTATATGACAAGAATTGGCGAGTTTCCAAATCTAAATAAAAACAGTTTAAAAGAAATCTTTGAAAATGGACACTTTGACAAGATAGAACAAACATGGGGTCACACACCATTACAAGAATGTGGCAAACAGTGTGGATCTTTTGATAAACTAGGAGCTCAATTTGAAAGTTAATATTACAGATGTGATGTTTTGGATGGATGCAATTAGACAGTCTGATGATACACATCGTACATTGGAAAGTTTTTGGAAAGGTCAAATCAACAGTAAAGTTTGGTTAATAGATTACTTGGAAAAACATCAACAAACACTTCCTTACAACATTTTATTATGTGGCGGTTGGAACGGTGTGTTAGCAACATTATTATTTAATAGTGAATTAGATATCACTCGAATCGTTAGTATGGATATAGACAGTGAATGCGAACAAGTAGCAAACACAATGAATAAAGATTATGAAATACAAGGAAGATTTCAAGCAATTACGTCAGACATGTTGACGTATAAAGATTATAACAAGCACAATCTAATTATTAATACTGTGTGTGAACATATGACACCAACACAGTACACTGAATGGTTGGATAAATTGCCAAACAATAAAAGAATTGTTTTACAAAGCAACGATTTCTTTGACTGTGAAGAACATGTGAATTGTAAAAAGACTCTGGAAGAATTTAAAAAAGACTGTGGACTTGTTGTTGATTCAAGTGCTTCATTGTCTACAGAAAAATATAACAGGTTTATGATTATAGGGCACAAGAAATAACATGGATACAGCAACCAAAATTTTTAATAAATTTAAAGACGGCAGTTTGCCTTGGTTAGAACTGGATATAAATTTTATGGAGTATCTAGACGCAAAAGAATTTGATAATGTAAATGGTCATTATGTAGAGCACAGAGAAGATGAAACTCATAACGGTTGGGAAAGTTGTTGTCTGCATGGATTAGGTGTAGACAAAACAAGAGTAGCAAAAGAGTATGGTTATGAAGATGAACTGAATGCTCCATATACGTGGACCAGTCTGCAACAAGTTACTCCAACAGCGAAAAAGTTTTGGGAAGACTTTCCAGCAGAAAAGTACAGTAGAATAAGATTTATGAAATTAAATCCAGGAGGAAAAATAGATTGGCACAATGATGATCCAGGTCATCCGTTGCCTGACGACCTTTGTGAATATTTAATACCCATAAATGTTGCTGTACTACATCCATCATTTTGTTACATGGAAGTTAAAGATCATGGAATAGTGCCTTGGGAACACGGCAAAGTATTTTTAATTAATATACTAAAAGATCATCAAGTAGTGAACAATGCTAACGTTGAAAGAATACACATGATTGCCCAAGCACACATTGGCAACAAAAGAAAACAATTTAACGAATTATTAGATAGGAGTATTAAAAAATATGGCATTTCAATATGATGCACAGCATAAAAAACATAATATAATTTTTATTCTTGAAAGTAATTTTCATGCAATTAAAAATAATTCAGCAAAAGAATTAATTCAAAATATTGTTGAATATCAAATTGGAAAATTAAATGTAATGGGATATGATGTAGTAGTGTCTATATCAATAGATGCAACAATAAGCAAAATAATTGATCAATATGATTATGCTGTTGTGTTTACTCCTGACACAGAGTTTCAAGGTGGGTCGTTCTTTACACATCTGCACAAAATGATTGAACAAGATTTTTACATAGCCGGACACGTTCTAGATAGAAAAGAAGGCTACTACGAACTTCATGAACAATGTTATGTGATTAATTTAAAGAAACACACAGAATTAGAACTACCAGAGATAGGTGAGCTCAAAAGAAACTCAGAACATTTTACCACAGAGCCTATAAGAAGTGATGAAAACTTTCATGACGATTATACACCTTTATGGATTAAACCTGGTAATGAACTTAAAACATTCAAACACAAATGGCATGGATGGAATGTTATTAGAACAGCATTGGATAACAAAGAAAAAATTATAATATTTGATGAAGATTTAAGAATGAGCAAGAAGTGTTATTATGCAGTACACGAAACTGATTTTAATGAAAACAGCAAACAAATTTTTAAGAAATACAACCAGAGTGCTAATAGATTGTTTTATCCAATTAACACAGAAGAATTACAGTCTGTAAGTACAGGAACAATTAACCAATTAATTACACCTGCTAGTGGTCTTAACTGGTTAAAGTATTTGGAAAAACACGGATATGATGCAGAAACTGAAGTTGTGTTTTATGATTGGAATCCCAATGCATTATACTACATGGAAGAAATAATAAAAAAGTTCGATGGTGGGGATTATCATAAGTTTTTAGTATCTGTAAATAGACACAAAACACCAGACTGGATAAATTCTAAATTAGAGATAGCAGAGTATTTTGAAACGGTCAGTCATTTATGGCATATTAAAGACAAAGTTAAATTCAAATTTGTCGAATGTGATCTGTTGAATGAATTCACTATAACACCTATAAATCATAAGAATGTTATATTCAACATCAGTAACATCTTTGCTTATGAGCCAACAGTGCCGTTTGTGCCAACCAAACAAAGAGTGTTTAAACAGAACCAACTGTTACGGTTATTAAAAGAAAAATACGATAAAATACAGTTAATAGTATCACAACACGCATGGTCAGGTTTTGTGGAATATGATATCGACGCAGGCTCAGTTCAAGATTTTTACGAAGTTGATATTGAAACATTAAAAGCACCAATGTGGCGTTTTGGAAAAGATTGGGTAAATCCTAAAGATCCGTGGGAGGAAGATGAAGAAAAATAAGAACAGTTGTACCTTTTGTATGCACCCTTTTACAGGATTGGCTACTAGAGAAGATGGAGCAATTAAGGTGTGTTGTCGCAGTCTTCCTATTGCTAATATAAAAGATATGAGTCTGGAAGAAGCATGGAACTCAGACAAAATGAAAGATGTAAGACGTCAGGTATTAAATGATGAACGTCCAGATGTGTGTGAACCTTGTTTTGATTTAGAAGACCAAGGAGTCCAAAGCCTACGTCAAAGACATATCACTGATTCGTCTCCAGAATCTAGAATTAATTTATACCCAAATGCATTAGATACACTTAACGATGATTATTCAATGCCGTTTGAACTACCCACAATAGAGATTAAAGTTAATAACTTATGTAATTTAAAATGCAGAATGTGTAATCCTTTAGATTCTACACAATGGAAAGATTGGAATGCTATTGTTGATCATTATAAAAAAGAAGGAAACTATCTAGTAGATGCTGTTGAAAGTTTAGGTTTAACCAAAGCACCTTATGTGGGAATATTTGAAGACAAAGATCACTTTTGGGATAATTTAGAAAAACTACTGCCGCACTTTAGACGTGTGGAATTTGCTGGAGGAGAACCTTTAATGGATCCTGTACACTATAAAATACTAGATTTATTATCTAAAAATGGAGATAATATTGAAATTAAGTATGCCACAAATGGAACTAAACTAGGCATTAAAGGTGGAAGAACTGTGCATGATTATTGGCCCAAGTTTAAAAGTGTTGCTGTGAATGTTAGTATAGATGGGTTACACGACACATATGAATATATTAGAGGCAATGGTAAATTTTCAGATGTTGAATACAATATTAAAGAAATGAAAAAAATTAAAACAGTTAGTAGAATAGTAGGTGCATTTACTGTACAAGCAAACAACATAATGCAGATAGACAAAGTTATAGATTATTTTTTAAGAGAGATGAAGATTGTGTTTTACAGTCACAGAGTGAGTTATCCTAGAGCATTATCGGCACAAGTGTTGCCCAAAGCATTGAAAGATCAAGTGGTTGCAAAACTAGAAGCAATGAAACCTAAAATAAAAGATTATGAAATAGTAAAACAACACCCAATATTAGAAAAAATTACACAACAACAAATACAAGACAACATAAACTTTTTACAAGCAAAAGACCTAAATGAATATTGGCTAGATTGTGTAGACTTTAATAGAAAACTTGATCTTACAAGAAACCAAGGACCGTTTGAAAAAATCAATCCGGAGTTTCGAGATTATGTTTAAGGTAGAGCATCTATATCCACACGTTAAACAAAGTGTAAAGGTTGAATGGAACCTTGGTAAAAGATGTAATTACGATTGTTCTTACTGTCCAGCAGTGATACATGACAACACAAGTCCACACACAGACATCAACATATTAAAAAATGCTGTGGACGAACTTTCTAAAATCAACAACATAAGAATAAGTTTTACAGGTGGAGAACCATGTGTACATCCAAAAATTTTAGATCTGTTGGAGTATGCTAAACCAAAAGTGTCATGGTTAAATGTAACTACAAATGGTACAAGGACTGCTGAATTCTACATAGATATTTTGGATAGATTGATAAACCATATTGTGTTCTCTGTACACTTTGAATATGACTACCAAAAAGTAATAGAAACAGTTTTAAACGTCGCACAACACACAAAAAATAAAAATATACTAGTGCATATGATGATGTTACCAGGGCATTTAGATGACGTCTCTGACGCTTGTAGACGCCTGAAAGAAGCAGGAATAAACTATGCTCTACGACCAATTCGTTGGACTGAAACACATGATGTTTTTGAAGACATGGAACGTTATTCTGCAGATGAAAAAGATTTTTTGGTAACACAAAATCATAATCCTCCACACAACACAATGATAGATGAAACTGAATCTTGTAACACCAACGACTTGTTGATCGCAAAAACAAATCAATTCAAAGGGTGGAAATGTAATGCTGGATTAGAAAGTTTAATGATTAATTGGGACGGAGAAGTTCACAGAGCCACTTGCAGAGTGGGAGGTCCTATTGGAAACATCTATGAAGGAACTTTTGCACAACCTACAGAAGCAATCGACTGTACACGTGAATGGTGTACGTGTGCCGCAGATATCAATATAACTAAATCTAAAGTTTAACTTTATCCAACAAACTTTCAGGCTGACACATACAAGTGTTACGTTTGTCGCATATTTTTGGTTTAATGTCGGGATTGAATTTTGTCACAAAGTCTGGATCATATATATTATAATTTTCAAATAATGCAGTTCTACAAGCACTTGTGATTAGACCAGCAGGGTCTATCATCATACTGTCCACTCCTATATTACACATCCAGCCTCGGAAATCATTTTGTTTGTTTAACACCAACCAGTTACGATTAACTTTTTTTGAAGATCCATCTTCAAATTTAACAGTGGGTTCGCTTTTCAAATGTTTTCTGTGTGTCCATAGATACCATAGACTAGGTCTTCTTTTTGTAGGTTTGGCAACAAATGCTTTTTGTTCTTCTGTGTAATTGATTGTTTTGTGCATAACTTCCATAGCACTTATAAACCAATCATACTTACTTTGTTTAAATTTATTGATCAAACCTAAACACACGTCCCATTGTGTGGGATCCATCAAAACCATTGCGTTAGGACTTCTATCCAGTTCGTGCAGTGTGTCTGCCACTTCAATAAAGTGAGGCACATCAATCTGTTTCCAATGAGCACTTAATAAAATTTTATCAAACACTTCTCCGTACTTACGCCACCATCTCACAGTTCTGCTTCCATTGGAACTGATTGTGATGTATGAAGGTATTGTTTTTCTAATTTCTGTAACAAATTCTCCCAGTCTAGGCCACAATGTAGGTTCTCCTCCCACAATGTGTAATTCAAGTTTTGTTTTGCCAATTGCTTTGTATTTTTCAAATAGATGTTTAAAGTTCAACACCAATTGATCCATGTCGTCGGTCCATCTGTGAGTACCTTCATGTGAACCTTCGAAACAATACCAACAAGAGAAATTACAAGTATTACCTATCATAAATTCGATACGCAACACTTCTTTAGGTTGAGGATTCCATACTTGTACTACGTTCATAATAAATGTTTTAACTCCGGAAATACTGTTGCGGCTTCTAAACCACGTATTGCATCTAGTTTGTTTACATATTCTTTAAAGCCTGGAAGTAAATGACTGTGATCATTTTGATTCATATGTTTAAGTACAGCCTCCCAACGACGCCATCCATATGGATTATGTTTCCAATAGTCGTCATCCTGTCTATAATTTTTCCATAACCAATCTTTAAAGTCCATAAATTTTTCTTCAACTTCTTGCTTATCTTCTTTGGGTAATATTTGAATACTTAAGAAAGTAGGAATATACAACAAGTGCATATTAACCAAGCCACCGCCCATCTGTACATCTCCAGGCACTGTGCCTGCATTTAATTTTTTAAATCCACTTTCCACTTTCCACTTCATGAAGTCTGGTAAGTGTTTTATGTTAAAAATTTGTATTGCTGTTGCCAAACTGGTTTGTATATTGTCTGGTGTATTGTCCAGCATGTGTAAAGTTTTTTCTACTGTTTTAAAATCTGTAGGATAACGTATGTACTCGTCACGTTTACCCATTGCGTCCATGCTGACAGCAAATTTAACTTTTCTAAATTTACTCCACAACTGAATTAAGTCTTCATCCACTAACAATCCGTTTGAGTTGTAACGCAACAATATCTTATCTTGATAGCCTTGTCTAATAATTTCTTCTATAAACATTTTGTGTTCCTTGATCATCAGAGGTTCCCCTCCTGCAAAGTACACCTGTTTCAAGTTAGGAATCTGTGCATACATCTCTTGCCAAAATGTATCTTTTTCATGCCACTTGTTGTTGAATTCTTTTTTATTCCATTGTAATTGATCTTTTACATTTTTATCTTTCAATTGAGGCATTAACTGTTGCCAATCTTTAACCCATTTAGAACTGTCATGTGGCGAACACATCACACATTTTATATTACAAGTGTGTCCTAATCTTAGATCCAAATACATTAATTGTTCTGGCACTGTGCCATCTTCTTTGGTTTGTTTTAACAGTTCAGGAATGTCTACACCATCTTTGTACCATGTGCCTGTTTCCCATATACGTTTTGAAACTACCCCCACCTTTTCTTCTTGAAAACATTTACGACAACTATTAGGTACGTTACCTTTCATCATAGTTGTACGCACAGACTTCATGTAGTCGTTGTTCCATGCCTCCATAGGAGTATGTTTGCCAAAGTTTGCAGGTTTGCCATCTTCCATTTTTACAAGACCAACTTCGTGGTCGGAACCAGCGCCGCTGGCATTTGCTGAACAACACAATCTCATATCTCCATTAGGTCTGGTAGCAAAGTGTATCCATGGTAGAATACAAAATGTAGAACTGCCTGATACAGATTCAAGTTCTTTTTGCCATTTACCCAACTGGGTATCTTTAGGATTCTGCCAATATTCGTTATGGTCTGTCATTTAATCTCCTATATATTGAATCACACAACAGTTGATTACTTTTTATACCCGGGTGCATGTCATCTGTTGCTGTGTCCAAGTACACAATACCATCGCTATGATAGTTTTCTACTTGAATAAAATCTAATTTGTTTTTGTTTAATTCTTCAGGTGTTGCAGGATAATGAATATAATCCACTCCTTGTTTTTGTAGATGTAAGTCTGCATGTTGTATATTGAACCAACTTTTCATTGCATAATCTTTTTCACTCAAATACTCTGCCCATTTGCGTTCTTGATG